CCTGCGTCATCGAAGCATCGATGGCCAACCTCCTATTGATATCCTGCCTAGAAAAGTTTATATGGCCGGATGTCTGAAAGGAAGTTTCTAGAGTTTTTGTTAATTCTCTAGAGATGGCCTGCTGTGCATATTGCATGCATACAGGCTCAATGGCAATCACCCTGGGACCCTTTTGAGTCTTGGGTACTAAGCAAACCCTTACGGGCTGCTCATCACCTTCAAGTACGATCGATACATTCTCGAACTCCTCAGACCCGTACGCACTCTCGGAAGAGAACACGTTGTGGAAAAGAGGAAAGTATGGTTCGAGTCGATCATGCCACCTGCCTATTAGAAACTTCTGATTTCCAGAAGCTCTTTCAGCAGTTGCGCCAGGTCCGTGCTTAGGTCTAAGACTGTCTGGGGCGAAGTCGCCCCTAGACAGTACAGAAGGCCAGATGCAACGACCAACTTTATAGAAATAGTCAGTGTCAACCTGAGCGATGGCCTCATTGAGGTCGTGCTCACATTCAATAAACCCTCTAACCGCCTTAGCATCCCTTTTAGGGGAGCAAGCGAGTTTAAGCTTTTTGAAAGCATACGCAACTTGGCGGATGCCTCTGATAGCCTCAATTGTAGGTTCATCAAGTATTCTCCCTGTGCTAGTGTTGAAAATTTGGCTAAAGAAACCCTGCAGAAATGCAGGGGCCTTTCCACGCTTCTTGAAAGACCTGAAGTGTGTTGAGCCGATAAAACCCTGAGCAAGGCCTCTTTCGAGGTCGGCGCCCAGAGCTGGGAGAGTTATCGTTAGAAACGACAAACCTTCCCTTTCAACGCGCAATCTCAATGTAACGAGATCACGTTCGTCTAGCAATACCGCATCACACTGGGCCGTAGCGTCATCCAAGATGCACTCGGCCAACTTCAGAAGGTCAATTACTTGGCTTTTCATACTTCCCTCCTACTGGTGGGTGAGTAGTCCAGCCACGTACCTTGCTGCCCTGCGCAGAATACGCAAGACCTTAGACACGAACACCACCTGAACTGGAGGGCCTTTCGGCCCCCCGATTGGGAAAGAAATGACTAACAGTTTTTTAGTGCTGCGAGCCACAAACTTTTCCAACATTCGTGGTGGTAAGCCAGGCAGTTAATGCCTGGACAACATAGTCGATCTCTGTGTCGGAAAAGCCATATTCTGGTTCGTCCATCACGAGATACACACCGAGTTCCTTCCATTCATTAGTGGATGTAAGGGGATCAGCGGCAACCACACGTTGGTTGACGCGAATCATGCGACGGGTCCTTCCTTTGGACTCCTGGTGAGAAACAATAAACTTAAATTCCTCATCAGCTGTTGCATATTCGGATTTTGCACCCAACGTAGATATTCTGTTGAGTGTTTTAGCGACTGTGTTTACCGTAAGTGTCTGTGGATCTGCAAGGGCCATGGTTAGCCTCCATAAAGTTAATGCGACAATTAGTGGAATAACTCCCACAAGCTATGGTTGTCAATCCATAACAAGTTGTACGAGAGCTACCCATGCAATGCCTAGCGGTGCTTGCAGAAGAAATCATTGCAAGACTTTTAGCTTGGAAACTCCCAAGGCCGCCAGGATAGACCATTGACGCGCGGACAAATCGTCCCACGTCAGACCAAATCCAAAGGGATTTGCTTCCACACGGGATTTTCTCGAAAACGAGTATTCCCATGATGCGTTAATGGTGCGCCCGCCCGTCATAGGGTAGGTTGAATGCACCGTGTACGACGATTCCGTCGTACCCATAACGTAAGCATACTTCGCGGTGAGGTTTTCTGCCCATCCATTTCCGGCTGCGTTCGCAAGAACGTCACCCGTGTTGGAGAACCAGTCTACCAGCCACGAAAAAGGTGTTAATTCCCATATGAGGTCCGGACGGGGCACAGCCCCGTACAGATTCGCGATTGCCTTTTTGCGCCAATGTACCCCTTTAATATTTGGGATATAATAACGAAATCGGCCTTCGAACCAAACTCTCTGCGAGATTTCTCGAGAGATCATCATATTGGGATAAGTTGGACCGGCAAAAAATGCCCCTA